ACGTTGGCATTGGATAGCGACCTACTAAAGTCGCACCTACAAGACGTGAAGGATCGTAAGGATAAGCTATTAGCAGATGCAGGGGTAGAGGACAGAAAAGACCTGATGTCCAACCAGAAGTTTGCTGACTTGTTAAAAGGGTTCGGTGTCAAGCCGCCCATGAAAACCAGTCTGACTACGGGTAAAGAGACGTACGCGTTCGCTAAGAATGATGAAGCGTTCAAACAGTTGTTAGACCATGCAGATGATCGTGTGCAATCTTTGGTAGCAGCACGGCTTGGGAGTAAGTCTACACTAGAAGAAACACGTACGCAGCGGTTTATTGATATAGCTGAACGTGGCAAGCTGCCTGTCCCTGTAAGATATTATGCAGCACACACTGGACGGTGGGGTGGTGACGACAAGATCAATCTACAAAACCTACCGAGCCGTGGGCCAAACGGTAAGAAGTTAAAGCAAAGCCTTATCGCACCCGAAGGACATTCGTTGATAGATTGTGACAGTTCCCAGATCGAAGCGCGTGTGTTGGCGTGGCTTGCAGAGCAAGATGATTTGACCCAACAGTTTGCCGATGGTGAGGACGTATACAAGTATATGGCGTCCAGTATCTATAACGTGCCAGTAGCTGAAGTGAACAAAGACCAGAGATTTGTGGGTAAGACTACAATTCTTGGCGCAGGGTACGGTATGGGTGCTGTTAAGTTCCAAGCGCAGTTGCAAGGTATGGGTGTCCAGATAGACTTGGAAGAAGCACGGCGCATTATAAAAGTATACCGTGATGCTAACGGCGCAATCAGTTCCTTGTGGCGAGCCGCCAACAACATGGTGCAGTACATGCAGCGTGGGGAGAGTTTGGATTTTGGGCGCGAGGGTGTGTTGCAAGTAGATGCAAAGCGCAACGCAATAATATTACCTTCTGGCCTACCCATGTTTTACAATGGCTTGATCGCAGAGCAAGGAGAGCGTGGGGCCGAGTACATGTATAAGACGCGGCGTGGCTACACCCGTATATACGGCGGTAAGGTGGTAGAGAATGTGTGCCAAGCTATAGCACGTTGCATCATAGGCCACCAAATGTTACTCATTGCCAAGAGATACAAAGTTGTGCTAACAGTACATGACAGTATTGTGGCCTGCGTAGCCGACGACGAACTAGCCGAAGCGCAAGCATATGTCGAAGAATGTATGAACCAGACACCCAAGTGGGCAGCGGGATTACCGATCACATGTGAGAGTGGAACAGGTAAATCATATGGAGAGTGCGAGTGACAAAAGTATGGCCTTGGTCGTTTAGTAAGATCAAAGATTTTGAACAGTGCCCGAAACAATACTACCACAAACACATCTTGAAAGAGGTGCCGTTTGTGCAAACCGAAGCCATAATATACGGTAACGAGTTTCACAAAATGGCTGAAGATTTCATAGGTAAGGACGTACCTATCCCTGGCAAGTTCAGTTATGCAGAGAAAGCCCTAACATCTTTGAAGGAGCGCAAAGGGCAAAAGCTGTGTGAGATAAAGATGGGTTTGACAGAGAACCTAGAAGCCTGTGATTTCTACGCAAGTGACGTGTGGTTCCGAGGTATTGCTGACCTTGTTATCCTAGATGGGGAAGTGGCTACAGTTGTGGACTACAAGACAGGTAAGTCTGCTAAGTACGCAGATAAAGGGCAGCTAGAATTGATGGCCCTTGCGCTCATGGCACGTTACCCAGAGATAAAGAAGGTACGCGCAGCGCTGTTGTTTGTCGTATGTAATGACTTGGTAAAAGACACATACATGGAGTATGATAAGTCTAAGTTGTGGGAGAAGTGGCTCGACAAGTACGGGCGTATGGAAACCGCAGCAAAAGAAGACATGTGGAACGCAAAGCCCAATGGGTTGTGTAAGCGTTACTGTCCTATCATTGAGTGTGTATACAACGGAGCAAACTGATGCCCTACAAAAACCCCAAAGATCGCCCAAAGCAAAAGAACAAACCTGTCGGCAGCAAAGCCTTTGAAGCCCGTATGGAACGTCAACGTGCAAGACGTAAGATGGATCGTGAAGGTGTAGACAGGAACAAGAATGGTAAGGCTGACAAACGCGAGGGTAAAGATATTAGTCACAAGAAAGCCTTGTCAAAAGGTGGTTCTAATAAAGACGGTGTAAGAATTGAAAGCCGCAGCAAGAACCGCGCACGTAACTACAAAAAGAAAAAATAATATCATTTAGGGATTTCCCTAAATAGGAGGACACATGCGAATAGTGGATGATAAGGCGTTGCTGTTACGGCTACGCAATCCAAACCGCGTCACTGAAACAATACCAAAAAGCAAAGCAGTGCAAGATCACGAAGTATTGGTGAAGTGGGGTATCGACGAAGTACATACACTAAAGAAGTTAAACATAGATGTACCGTCACCGATCAACGGTAGGTACACATGGACAGGCAAATACACACCGTTTGCGCACCAGAAAAAGACCGCAGCGTTCCTGACTATGAACCAAAAGGCATTCTGTTTTAACGAACAGGGTACAGGTAAGACTGCATCATCTATCTGGGCTGCTGACTTTTTGATGAAGCAGGGCAAGATAAACCGTGTGCTAGTTATATGTCCGTTGTCGATAATGGACACAGCATGGCGCGAAGACTTGTTTACTTTTGCACCGCACCGCAGCGTATCTATAGCCTATGGTGCATCTAAGAAACGTAAAGAGATTATCCAGCAGGGTTCTGATTTTGTCATAATAAATTATGACGGTGTGGACATCGTAGCCGAGGAGATAATCAACGGTGGGTTCGACCTTGTAATTGTGGACGAAGCTACGCACTACAAGAATGCACAGTCAAAGCGATGGAAGGTGCTACGCCGCATCGTAAAAGACGACACATGGTTGTGGATGATGACAGGTACACCTGCTGCACAATCACCGCTAGATGCATACGGATTAGCTAAATTAGTTAACCCTAATTCTGTGCCAAGGTTCTTTGGTTCGTTCCGCGACATGGTGATGAATAAGGTGTCACAGTTTAGGTGGGTTATAAAACCTCACGCATCGGACACAGTGTTTAATATATTGCAGCCTGCCATACGGTTCACCAAAGAAGAATGTCTCGACCTACCCGATATGACATACACTCACCGGCACGTGGAGCTTACGCGTCAACAGAAAAAATATTATGAGATGCTACGCAAACGCATGACGATGACAATAGGTGACGACGAAGTGTCTGCGATGAACGCGGCTAACATAATGAACAAGCTACTGCAAATATCAGCAGGTGCAGTATATACAGACGAAGGCGACACGTTAGAGTTTGACATCAAGCACAGATACAACGTGCTCAAAGAAGTCATAGACGAGAGCAGCCAAAAGGTTCTTGTGTTCGTGCCCTTCAAACATACCATTGACATACTGACTGAGAAGTTGCGTAATGATGGGGTTTCTACGGAAATAATACGGGGAGATGTTTCTGTCGCACAACGAACTGACATCTTTAAACGGTTTCAGACTACTGATGATCCGAAGGTGTTAGTTATTCAGCCGCAGTCTGCGGCACATGGTGTGACGTTAACAGCAGCCAACACTGTAGTATGGTGGGGGCCGACATCCTCATTAGAAACATACGCCCAAGCAAACGCACGGGTGCACAGGTCAGGTCAGAAGCACCGTTGTACTGTCGTACAGCTACAAGGTTCTGGCGTAGAAAAGCGTATTTATTCACTTCTTAATAACAGAATAGACGTACACACAAAAATGATCGACCTTTACAAAGAATTACTTGACTAGGTTACTATTAACAACTAGAGTGTAATTCCCGATAAATAGGAGAACGCACATGGAGGATGTATCAAACATCCCTGCGGATAAGCTGACCAAAGCCTACATAAAATTACGGGCAAAAAGAGCGGAGCTATCTGCACGGTTTAAAGAAGAAGATGGAGCGTTGGTTCGCCAACAGGAAATCCTAAAGAATGCGCTTCTGGACTACTGTGAAACACATAATGTCGAGAGCGTTAGAACCTCTGAAGGTTTGTTTTTTCGGTCTACTAAAACGAAGTATTGGACTAGCGATTGGGAGCAGATGTACAGCTTCATAAAGGAGCATGATGTACCCGAATTCCTAGACAAGCGTTTGAACCAGACCAACATCAAACAGTTTTTAGAGGAGAACCCTGACGTGATGCCCAAGGGTATGAACGTCGATACCGAGTATGTCATATCAGTAAGGAAGAAGTAATGGCAGAACCATTTGTACCAATAGAGGATTTGGCAAAGCATTTTGCAGTGTCAATCTCTACTATCCGTGCGTGGGTACGGCAGGGGCATATCCCTAAAACCACGTACATTAAGATCGGTAACACCTACCGTTTTAATAAAGCCGCCGTGACTGAAGCGTTAACAAATACAGTCAAAGAAGCGGAGCAATCAGAAATCCGCAATGAGCCGCCAGAAGAACAGTTAGAATTTGATTTCGATGCTGACGTAGATGTATAAACAAAAAGGAGAATGACATTGGCTGACACTTACATCATTGAGAATATCGAAGCCTTATGGCCTAAGATTGACCAAACCTATGCTTTCGATAAGAAGGCTAATCGCAGTATGCCCTGCGGCCCACGTGATACGAACGCTGAATTTTCTATTCAGTTCCGTATGGATCAACCCACAGCTAAGGCATTGTTCAAAGCTATGAGCGAGGCTTACCAAGCAAACCGTGAGGACAAGTGGGCAGAGAAACTTGCCAACCCATTCGTAAAAGATGATAACGGCATGTATACGCACAAAGCCACATTGAAGGGTTCGTATAACGGTCAGACGACCAACAAGCCCATGCAGTATGATTCTCAGGGTAACACATTACCTGATGACTTTCTGTTGACTACTGGCAGCACAGTTAATGTTGCTGTTAAGTTAGTACCGTATGACTTTGGGGGAAGCCAAAGCGTATCGCTACGCCTGAATGCTGTGCAGGTTATCAAGTACGTTCCAATGGAACGCGCCAATCCGTTCGGCACAGTGGATGGTGGTTTTGTGGCAGAAGACCCAAACCCATTCAAAGGCAAGCCTAAGACAAACAACGTCTTGGAGATGAAACCTGCAACAGAAGTCGATGAAGACGACGATGATGGGTTTGAAGCAGAACCAGTTAAGAAGACTGCCAAAAAGGCAGCGGTAAACTCTAAAGCAAGTGGTGATCTAAGCGACATCGTGGACGATCTATTTGACGACGAGGATTAAAACAAAACACCACGGTTACTTAGGTAGCCGTGGTTACTCTTATGGTATGAGTGGTAGTAATGAAAACAAAACGATTTTTAGAATTGGTCCTAGCGCACGAGGGAGAATACTGCGTGTGGGCCAACAAGGGTGTAAAACCAAATGAACGTATAAAGCAGTCGTTTTACTCCTCTATTGATGAAGTATTGCAAGCAGCGCGTGACCTAGACGCTAACGGGTGGAACGCTTTCTTTGCACTAGGTACGTTCTTTGACGCAAGTTCGCGTACCGCGAATAACATGCAGTGGATGAAGTCTCTATTCTTGGACCTAGACTGTGGCCCTAGTAAAGAATTTCCGTCCCAAGAAGTTGCGATTGATGAACTGCGTAACTTTTGTGAGAATAACAGCCTACCAACACCTACACTGATTAACTCAGGACGTGGTGTGCACGTTTACTGGATATTATCCGAGCCTGTGTGTCGTGAAGATTGGTGGCCTGTAGCTGAACGCCTAAAGAGATTATGTGATGAACAAGGCTTTGCGGCTGACCCATCACGTACGTCTGATGCCGCTAGTATCCTACGTGTACCAAGCACAAATAACCACAAGTACGAGCAGCCGTTGCCTGTAGATTTTTATGGTGTGGAGGATTTCAACACCGTAGACTTTGACAGCTTTGCTACTTTGCTTGGGGGTGATCCGATACCAGTACCCCAGAAACGCGAACCATCTGCGGTCAGTGCATTCAAAAGCGCAATGTATAAAAACTATACAGGTAGCTTCAGACGCCTGCTGTTGAAGACCAAGAATGGTACAGGCTGCAACCAGATCAAGCACATAATAAAGCACCA